AAAATTAGCTGAACTGAGTTCTACCTCATTCAGCCTTCTGTTCACTGCATTTACTAAGCCAAGAAAATCATATGCCATGTTATATCCTTAATGAAAGTGAAGGGGCAAGTTGCCCTGCCCCCTCAACTATTTAGGCAAGAGTGTCACGGTCTACTTCGTTAGCAGTCATGTCACCAAAGTCTGAAACGTCAGACAACATCGCCCAAATCCGCAACTTACCAGCAGCAAGTGTGCCAGTCATAGTAGCGAGTTTAACATCAATGTTATCTGCTGCACCAACAACGATAGGAGCAAAGTCCCCATCTGGTGTAGAGTAAGTTCCAACTGCAGATTTAGCGTCAAAGCCGTCTGCCATCAAGTCGCCAGCACCTGTCGCAATGTCAACAGTAGCTGTTGTAGAGTCAGCAGCCGTAATAACTTCTGCACCAGCACACATAATTACTGTACCAGCAGGTACTGCAATTACTGGAATGACATCAAGTGCTGCAAGCGCAGAACCTTTGTCAGACAAAGCTGTTGCAAAGTTAAGTTCAGTCTGAACCATGTATGTGTTACGACCACGTTGACCTGTGCCACGGGCAGAAGCGAGTGTATTATCACCAAGAGCCATAATTCAATCTCCCTTACGCTAAGTGGTAAATGGCGTTGACAAGAGCCTCTGGACGGAGAATCTTGCGACCATACAGATGCATACCACGGACAATATCAGCGAAGCTGTCCGGGTCGCGGTAAGTTTCAGTCTTATTAATCTGCTCTGCAGTTGCAACAGCAGAAGAATGTCCTGCAACAATTACACCATAGTTGGCTGAACTGTTCGCACCAGCGAATGATGGACCAGTACCGACTGAAGGTAGATTGTTAGACTGATACACTTGGAAGCCGTGAATTTGAGTAGAAATCTGACCATTTTGCAGACCAGAACCACCAAAGTCAGCGTTGAACAGGCGAGAATCTTCGTCTTTCAATACTTCCATAAACACTGGGTCAAGAACAATCCAACGACCCTGTGAGTCCACGTTTTGCTGGTCAAGGAGACGAGCCATACGTGCAATCAAAGTCAGTGGGTGTGTATCACCAGCAGCAGGAGTTGCGTCAGTTGCACCACCAGTACGAGGCTGGATAGCAACAGCTTCACCCGCATTACCTACTGTACCTGCACCGTCAGAGAAGTCAGATGCGTCCAACTTCATTGATGCAAGCAGTTCGTCTGAACCAGCAGTTGCTACAGCCTTTGAACCATTTACGGTTGTGTTAGCTGTGTCAGCATTGCTGTGCAGTGCAGACTGTGTAAAGCCTGACATATAACCAAGAACGTCTTGGTCAAATTGGTCAGCCAAACGGTACGCAGCACGGTCACTTGCCAGAGACTGGAAGTTTACGTGGCTGTGTGCCTCTTCAATGTCATCAACCTTAAATGCAAAGTAGTTAGCTTTGTCAATTGTCAGGCTGAAATCTTCATCGTCAAGGTCTTGCGGCGTGATGGTTGTACCACGGGCGTAAGCCTTAACTGTGATTTCGGGTTCCTTGATAATCTTAACGGAATCACCCATAGCAGCAATTTCACCAAAGTAGTCAGAGTTGGTGATTGCTTCAGCAACAGCAGACTTGCGGAAAGCAAGTTGCACCTGTTTGCTGTAAATTACGGGAGAAAAATTACCGTTAGGAAGATTACCATAACCACTAGCAGTAGTAAATGCCATTATGTTATCTCCTATTTAGCATTTTACAGATACAAACTCGCAAGACTAATCAGGAGGCTGATTCACATTGGGTGCGTATTCTGGAGGGTGGCCGCCCTGCCATTCAACGGGCCATGTTCGTCAGGTAATCCGTAAGACTTGGCTGTTTGCGAATAGTAGTGTAACCATATTGCGCTATACAGTTACACTAATCTGACTATAGTTATACTTATAAATAACTACTTGTCAACACTTTTTTACATTTTTATCTAGCAGAGCCAGATACATCATAGATAAACTTACCACTACGGATAGCTTCCATGATTTCGTCAGACCGCTTTTCATACTCTTGCGGTGACATTTTTTGTACAGCAGACTCTTTGAGATACGAGGTTGCCTCATTTTCCTGTGGCTTACTACGTGAGTCTTTTGTAGATACAGACTTGGCTGCAGCTTTATCTGACTTAGGTTTTGTTTTAGCAATGCCCATGTCAGCTTTGTACAAGTCGATGGCTCTAGCAGCAGAACGTGCGTCATTGTCGTTGTCATACAGCGCATCTTGTACCCACTTAGGCTGCTCTTCTGCCCACTCGTGGAACTCATCACTGTCACGGATGTCACCAAAGTCAGGGTGTAACCGCATTAGTTCTGCTTCAGCTTTTTCTTTAGTAGCACTAGACTGCAACTCATCAATTGCTTTCATGCGTTCTTCAAGAGCAGATGATTGCTCACGTGCCTTCTTCATAGCAATTGTTTCAACGATAGCTGCTACATCTGGATAATCTTTTGCCCATTGTTCAATGTCTTCATCAGACTTAGGCAGTTTCATTTCTTTCTGTGCAGCTTGGCTGAGTTGAGATTTGAGTGCTTCAATCTCTTTCTTAAACTCTTCAGCCTGTTGTTGCTGGTGCCTACGCAAATCAGAGTAACGCTTTTTAAATGTTTTCTCTTCTGCGTTTGCAGGTTCAGCTTCTTGTTCTTCGGGTTGTTCTTCTACTTCACCCTTCTGTTCTTTTAGAAGCTGCTCTAGTTCTTCTTCTTCCATTTTGCGTTTTTCTTCGTTAGTGTATTTACGATTTGCAAACGCAACTTTTTTTGGTGACTGCATTTCTTCAGCCATAATAGCTTGTTCCGCCATTGTACTTCCTTTCGTTGGGGCCAACCGTAGCCACGCCGGGGTGGGGGATTAGGTAGCCAACATATTGTGAGGTTGTTTTACAAGCCCCTCACGCAGCTTGTTGACGTACTTCTCTGTATCTACCGTGGACAGTATATGTGTTGCCCTCAGTGTGTACATCGAAGCTATCACCATCAATTACGATGGATACTGTTGGTGTCATGCGGTCAATGTATTTAATTGATTCAACTTTGACATCATTGATGTAATCACCAATGTACAGTTCTTCTGGCTTAGTCCATGCGCCATTAGCTAGTACTGGGTGGTCGTTGGTGATTTCAAGTTCGTTATTGATTACAAAGTAACCACTACGCATATGCTTGTGTAGAACTTCTTTCACGACATAGCCATCAACTATGTCACCGACTTTGATATTTGTTACAAAGTCAATTACACCATTTAGTTTGACTTTCATTTTTTCTGTCAAGCAGTCTGTGCCTGAACCTTCTCCTGCTCCACCTGATGGGTCGCCAGCTTCTGAGCCACCACTTCCCGGACCCGGAGCATCAGACATGCCCGGATGACCCGGTTCTGTGTCTGCTGGTGCTGGAGAACCATCTATGCCCTTACCCGGACCAGCACCTGTTGGCGCACCCGGTCCCGGTGCAACACCTTGACCTTTTTCATTAAAGCCTTCAAGACCTGCAATGCCTTGAACATCAGTATCTACACCTTTCGCTCTACCAGCAGTTCTTGTTGCCTCACGAGCAAGACTTCCTTTTGCATTATCTATAGCAGCTTGTGCGGCTTGTGCTTGTGCTTCAGTTTTAGCATTTTCTAATGCTTTTGTAGCATCGGCATATGCTGTAGCACTTTTTGCCATTGTTGTAGCTAGTGATTCAACATCTTTTGGTGTGCCAAAAAAAGAGTAATCTTGTGCTAATCTACTTAACTCTCTATCATATGTAGATTTATCAATCAAGCCCCTAGCAACTAAACCCATGACTGGATTTAATGCGCCAATAAGTGAAGCAATATTTAAATTAAACGGGTCTTGCAAATCAGCATATTCCTTACTTAACATAGACAAGCCTTGTCTAGTGCTTGGATTGCCGTATCCCGGCATACCCGTCCCTTCACCTACACCAGCATTACCGGGACCATCTCCGCCACTATCATCACGAACTGTTGTTTCACCAAGCGTAGGTGCTACAGTTGTTTCTTCTTCCGCTTGTGGTTGGTCCCCAATAGGACGATAGCCTTCAGGTATTGGATAAATAGGCTGACCATTTTTAAATGGTATCTGTAATGTTTGACCTGCATCATTTATATATGTACGAAGTTCATCATACTCCCCTGCTCTAGTGCCTACTGTTTCACCAAACGTGGGTAAGTTAGTTGTCTGTGTTGCTGTTTGAAATTGAGGCCCAGTAAGTTGTATAGGCTGAAAGGGTGCAGCAGGAGTGTAAGGAGTGTATCCTGTTGTTGGCTGATAAACAGATGCCCTTGTTACCGTACCTGAACCCGGCAGCAGATATGTTCCTGTTTGTGGGTTTACCTGTGTGGGTTGACCATAATATAATTGCTGCGCAGACGCAGGTACAAGTCCACCTGTCTGCATCTCTAACCCGTCTTCTTCTACGTCAAGGTCATACATATCAAATGGCAAATCATCTTGTACAGTAGCTTCTTCGCTATTGCCCATTTGACCCATAGCTTCCATCTGTGCCAAGCCTTGCTTTGCTTCTTGACGCATACGCATTAAGTTTTCAAGGCCAATGTAACGCACTACATCTGCAGGAAAAACAAACTCACCTTCACTCAACTGAGCAGGAATGTCATCACGTACTTCTTCACGCAGTGAACCGGGTGGTACTTCGTTGCCTGATTCCTCATCAACCATACCACCTTCATCCATAAGGCCACCCTCATCAAAGCCACGTTCTACTGGCTCAAAGAGTTCCATTTGTTCTGCCATACGTTTAGCCATAGTATTATCCTTCAGCTTGCGCTACGTCCTCACGTAAACGTCTTATCTTACGCAGTGCTTCAATAGCACCTTGTGCCTTATGTACAGTAATCATATTTTCAGATTGTTCTAATGTCTTGTGATGTTGCGCAATAAGCACATCTAAGTAATTACTGAAGTGGTCCCATTGGCGGTTGCTGCTGACCAGCCCCTTCAGCTTGCTGAGTATTTCCTTGTCCATTACCACTAAATCCTTGCTCACCCGGTACAGGAGCCTGTCCCACACCAATGTTACCGCCACCTGCGCCTGTTGGGTCCATTGCATCAGCACCTGCTGGTGGTGTCATCCCACCTTGCTCTGGTCCTGCTGGCTGTTGGAAGCCCTTCATAATTTCTGCTTGCAGTGCAGCTTCATCCATATTGTTGGTAACTTTGTCGGGGTCTAAGTCCATAGACTTTGCAATTTCACGGATTACATATTGGAACTTAGCAAAGGGTGCAAGAGATGGGTTGCTTGCAATCTGCAAGAACTGCATCAGTCTCTGGCTACGTACTTCGTTAGCCATCAGACTTTCTGTACCACGTGCCTTAACTTCTAAATCGCCTTTAATCTCTGGGTCAAAGTCAAACTGCATATTGAAGCGGAAGAAACCTTCACCCAAAGGACGTAGCAGATAATCATCTACGTTTTTAATAACAGTCTTAGTGCCGCCAGCAGCAGCATTCATTAGCATTGAAATACCTGAAGCTGTACGCCCCACGCCCTGCACACCTGTCTGTCCGTGTGCAAATGATGGGAAGCCAGTGCTTTCATCTGCAAGTACACGTGCCTTGTCAAACAGCATCATGTTTTCTTGTGACACATTCGGAAACTTTGTGCCAAAGATAGCTTGACCCGGTGCGCCACCCTGTCTACGGAATACCTTGCCCGGATACAGTGACAAGTCTTGACCCGGCACCAAGTTTGTTTCATCTACCTCTACAATCAAGTTGCCTGACAGTACAGCGTTATCAACAGCCATACGCATAAAGCCATTCATCAGTGTCTGCGTATCATCCATGTTTTCTGCAATACCAACACCAAAGAATGAATAGGGGTTTAGTTCATATGGCGCAGCGGCGTATGGAATCTTGGATGGCTTGAATGGATTAAGAACCATGCGAAGTAGTTTGCCATTACAAATCCAGACATTGGCTTGTAGTTCATCAAACTCTTGCAGTTCTTTTGGAATGTCTACACCCTGCTCATCAAGCAGTTCTGTATCTACCATGCCCCAATACTCAAGCACCTCAAAGCGGTCAACGCCATGCTCTGGTGCATAGTCAGCCAAGTCATCTTCCCAATATTGCTTAGTGTAGTTTTCACCCATAGCAATAACTTCATTGATAACTTCACCACGGAA